TTATTTATTATTTGTTATCTATTATCTATTATCTATTATATATTAAATCAGCTAAACCTGACTGAAAACTTAAAACATTATATCTTTCTTCGTAAATATGCATATTATAATTATATTTATAAATATTTGTTGGGTCCTGAACTACACCTATAATTTCACCTGATGACGGGTCACATATAGATATACTGGTTGCACTTGGGTCTATGGGCGGATTAGAAGTTAAATTATATTCAAATTCTACATTTTTGAATTTATTAGTATTAAATGCTCCATCGGGTTGATATTTTTTATAATCTGTATTTAAGCAAAAAGCATAATTATATAAAAATTCATTTGAATTTCCATTAGTTTTTGTAAATTTTTCTATTTTATTAAAAATACCAGATGGTCGAGAATTTTCCCTATATTTACCATCACATATAATACCAAAGTCTTTTAATATTTCTTTAAAATCTTTTTGACTGTATTCATCTGGTTCATTATCAGTTATATATATATTTTTACTGGTATCAGAATAATTATCATTATATGGATAATAAATAGTATCTAGTTTTGTAAGAGTATTTGGCATTTTATTTTCATATGGCCAATTGGTATAATTTGACCATTCATTTCTTAAATTAACATCATCACGTTGTAAATACCACATCCAATTAGAAACTAACCCATAACTATCTAATTTAACTTTACTAGATTTGGATAATTTAGTAAATTCATATTCGTAAATAATTTTTATAAGATAATTTTGTGTATTAGAAACAAAATAAGAACGTTCTTTATTATCAAGAAAACACTGTGTTGTAATTAAATGAATATCAAAATTTAGTTTAGTAAGTTTATTATTATATTGATACGTAGCAGTTATATCTTGCGTGGGTGGTTCTTGTATGAATCTATAAAATCCGTGTATATCATTATTTTGATCTGATTTTATACGTGGTATATCATCATAATTATTTATTTTATTTATAGTTGTATTATATTCAACATCTTTAATAGTAAATAATTTTATAATAGGATTAAAAATAAAATTAATTTCCATTTCGGCATATTGTAAGCAACATAATGGAACAGCCAAAGATGTTAAACTAGAGAACCATGTATTAATTGGAATATATAATTTATATGAATTAATAGAATGTTGTATATTAGTATTATTTTGTTTATACGCGTTAGGATAATTATTATTTCTATTAGAATAATTAGCAGGGTCATTTAATTCTTTTACATTACCAGTTAATATATCAAATAATTCTTTTTTATTTCTATCATAATCTCGAGCAACCATATTTTGTAGATATGTACCAGAGAATTTTTGTATTAATTGAGAACCTATAGTTATAGAAATTTCTTTAATCATTTGACAACCTATATTTTTTATCCATTGAAATTCATATGGTCTATATTCTGTTGTATTGTATTGGTATATAGGGCTCCATATTTTGGGTAAATTAATAACTAAAAATGCGTCAATTAATAAATCAGCATATCGATTAATTTTGAATTTATATAATGTTTCTTTATTTAAATCAATATTTGTTTGACCTTGTTGATCAATTCTATATTTTTCAAGTCCAAAATTAGTATATTTATTATATTTTAATTTAAAAAATGATTTATTGGGATTACTATTTAAAATAATATTTTGGTTACCGATAGCAATTAAGTTCAATAAACCACCTGCCATTTAAATAATATGTATATAATATTTTTATAATATAATTTTTATATAAATATTAAATATATTTATTTATTAATATGGATGCTATAAAAAAAAATTTAGATACTATTACTAATAATAATGTAAATTATATTTTTTTATCTTTTGTAATAGTATTTCTTATAATCTTTTCCTTTTTTACATGGATATTTAATAAATTACAACTTCAAGATAGTAATTATCATTGTAAAAATTATAAATCCGATAATGATGGTAATGGTAACAGTATAAAATTTTTAACACTTAATAATAAATTACCAGAAGATAATAGATTGGAATTAAATAAATATATAGGTTCGGCAAGAAATAATGAAAGAATAGATTTATTTAGAAATTTTCATTATTTGACAGCATATAATTGTTGTTCTGGTAGAAATTATAAAAATGATTGGGTTAATATTTGTGCATTAGAAAAAGCATTAGATATAGGGGCGAGATGTTTGGATTTTGAGATATATTCATTAAATAATGAACCTATAATATCGACATCAACATCTGATGATTTTACAGTAAAAGAAACATATAATTTTATGTCATTTTATGATGCGATTCAAAAAATAAAAACTCACCATAATACCAAAAATAAATCAAATAATGGACCGTTAATTTTACTATTTAGAATAAAAAGTTTGAATTCCGTTATATATAATAAAATGGCAACAATATTATTTGAAAATTTTTATAGAAAAAATGATTATGATAATAGTCAATTATTACCATATGAATATAATTATACATTTAATACCGATACAACTGTACGATTATATACAACTGAATTAAAAGTTTTAAAAAATAAAATAATTATTGCTGTTTATAGTGAATATGATAATTTTAAATTTACAGAATTATCACAAGTTACAAACATTAAAGTAGAAAAAGATACTGCAAAAAATCCAAAAGCGATACTTTATAGATATAATGATTTAGTAGCTAAAGGAAAACTTAATAAACAAATTATAAACGATTCAAAGAGCAAATTTATATTTGTATTACCTGAATTGACTAATAATAATAAAAATATGGACGCTTTGTTACCATTCAGTAATGGGTGTCAATGTATTGCTATGAAATTACAATTTTATGATAATAATTTGGCTTCTTATTATAATTTTTTTAAATCAGTAAATAGTATAGATTTAGTGAATGGAGCCTATCCACTTTCCCCGTATGCTTTAAAAGCTCCAAGTAAAAGAAAAAATACACCGGCTGCAAATCATACAACACAAGGTATAGAATTAAAAGAGCCCGACTCCCTCGACATTTAATTATATATAATAAAGTTCTAATATATAATAATTTTATTATTTTATTATTATATATTAATAACAATATATAATATGAAAAAGGAAATTTTAGAAGAAAAAGAAATGTCTTTATTACGTGATGCTGTTGATACTATAACATATAAATCAGGAAAACGACTATTAGATAATGAAAATATAAGAAAGATTTTAAATATATTGGAAAATTTTTTACAATCACATAAAACATTATGTTATGGTGGAACAGCAATTAATAATATTTTACCTGAAAATCAAAGATTTTATAATAGAAATATAGAATTACCCGATTATGATTTTTTTTCACCATTTGCTATAGAATATGCTAAAAAATTAGCAGATATTTATCATAAAAATGGTTTTAACGAAGTAGAAGCAAAATCAGGCGTTCATACGGGAACATATAAAGTTTATGTTAATTTTTTGCCTATTGCTGATATAACATATCTTGAACCAAAATTATTTTATAATTTATCAAAGAAAAGTATAAAAATAAATGCTATAAATTATTGTCCGCCTAATTTTTTAAGAATGGCTTTATATCAAGAATTATCTCGTCCTAATGGAGATATATCGAGATGGGAAAAACTTTTAAAACGATTAATTTTATTAAATAAAAATTATCCATTGAAAAGTTTTAATTGTAATGATTTAAATTTCCAAAGAAAATTTGAAGGAGAAACTAACGATTCTATAAAAATATATAATATTGTAAAAAAATCTATAATTAATCAAGGATTAGTTTTTTTTGGTGGATTTGCGTTATCTATTTATAAAAATTATATGCCTCAACATCATAAAAAAAATATTTTACATATTCCTGATTTTGATGTTTTATGTATAGATGCTTTTAAATCATCTAAAATAATTAAAGAACAATTACATTATGAAGGATATAAAAATGTAAAAATTATAAAAAAACAACCAATAGGAGAGTATATAAAACAACATTATGAAATAATTGTTAATAAAGATACAGTAGCTTTTTTATATGAAACTAATGCTTGTCATAGTTATAATAAAATAGTTATAAATAATGAATCAATAAAAATAGCAACAATAGATACTATTTTAAGTTTATATTTAATATTTATATACGCTAATAGAAATTATTACAATATAAATAGATTATTATGTATGAGTGAATACTTATTAAATTTACAAATAAAAAATAGATTAAGTCAAAAAGGTATATTACGGAGATTTACATATAATTGTTATGGATATCAGAAAACTTTAGAAGATATAAGAGGTGAAAAAGCAGATAAATATAATATATTAAAATTAAAAAATAATTTTAGAAATAGTAAAGAATATAAAGAAAATTTTTTTAGATATATACCAGATGAGGTATCAAAATATAAACCAACCAAAAAATATAAATCTAATAAATCTAATAAATCTAAAAAATATAAAAAATATAAAACTTAAAAAATAATAATTGCTAAATAATTTGTAATATTTTGTATTATTAAATAATACAAAATATTATAAAAATATTATAACAAAATATTATAAAAATAATATAACAAAATATTATAAAAATATTATAAAAATATTATAAAAATATTATATTTTGTTATAATTATTTAAATTCTAGGGAAACCAACTAAATTTGCACCTATACCAAATCCTGCACCTGATCTTGCCGATGCTCCCATACTTGGGATAAATGTATCTAATATACTAAATGTAGCAGCCGCCATTAAACCAATTATTGCTACTTCTTCAAATTTCAATGAACGTTTTTCAGGGGGTAGAACATATGCTACAATAGCAACCATCAAACCTTCAATA